CGTTGGACGTAGTAATGTATTAATTCAAAATCACCGTTGCGTTCAATTAGTTTTTTAGTTCTTCAACCGCCTTAACGCTATCATCAACATAACCTGCAAAACTTAATGCAGCCTTTGAAATATTCACTACCTCGCCCGGTTCAAATATTTTGTCAAGAATATCTAATGGTTCTTGGCAGCCATATGCCTGTTGCAGTTGTTTGTTTTTCAGTGGCGGTTCTGTCACACATTCATACACCAGATATGCATCCGATTCGCCTGAATACGCATCCATATTCATTGCGTCATTTACTTGATTTCTTGTTGGTTTTGTTATTGTGATTGTGCCGTCAAGGCTTTCAACGTACAATTCCTTTGTTTTATTTTTGTTCTTTGCTTCCTTTACTTGCTCTGAACGTCTTATCATTTCGTCCAACGTCAATCTTGTATGTTTTTCTTGTCCTGTCATTTTTATATCCTCCTAAAATGTTTAATCCTGTTCTATCGGTTCAATGCTTGCAAGGAATTTCAATCCTGTAAAACCGCCTTTGTATTCTTCTTCAACTACCTTACCGTTTTCACCGCCGGTTAGTGGTACACTCTCAACCCAACAATTAGTCAGTTGGATTTTTTCATATCCGCCACCATATGCGTCTGGGTCTTTTAGTTGACTAATCAGTGTAGAACGTGGGTCTTTTCCTTGCATAAACGCTTCCGCAAAACTCTTGCCTCGTGAAAATACCTTTCGCACTTTCATTGTGAACGTACCCGATACACTCATCAACTTGCTATCCTTGATCATATCACCCGCAAATGTGACATCTTCACGGTCAGTATCCAGTGTTGCTTCAAAACTTGAAATTTCATAAATGACCGAATCGTCCCACCATACCTTGCCGTGTGTACCGGAAATAATGTTAGGTGCTGAAATTTTTCTACTCATATATGTCTACCTCCTCGATTACATGTTTACAACGAATTTCAAATCTTCCGCTGCGTTTTGCATTTGAATATGTGCCGCCATAAACATAAATGTGCCTGTATTGGCTTGTTTGATTGCAACATCACTCATATTTGCAACGTCAACACTTTTGCTTGCCAAATACTCTCTTTGTGCGTCTATGTCGATTTCTGCATAATGTTCATAACCGTCATATAGCACACCTTCCTTTGTCAGTGTTTCAAAATATTGATTCACTGCGGCGATAAACAGTTCTTTGTTTTCAATACTGTTACTTCTGCCGATATAGTTTTCTTTGAATGTTGTTCTAATGTCTTCTGCAATCAGATCCATTCCTTCAACTATCTTGATTGACTTCATATCCTCTGTCTGATTTGTTCCAACCGTTGTCAATGAATTCACACCTCGTGCAATTTCGACCTGCTCACCATCGTTGATTAAAATTAGCTTTCCGGCATCAACATCCGCATCGGGGGTTAAACTCTCTGTAATACTGTTGATTTCTGAAATGACTTTGCCTGTTACACTCTCATTCAGTGCAGTTCCGGCAATAATACTGGCAATATATACGCAAAATTCAGCGGTCGTATAGGTCTTACTGCCGATTTTTATATCATCGGTATCAAAATTTATAATACCGATGTTATTTGATACAGAATGCGGTAATACTGCCTTAAACGGTTTCTTTGCCGTTCGCTGTGCAATAATCCAATCTGCCACAGTCTTAACTTCACCGTCCTGTAATGACGGAACGGCAAGATAATTCCACTTCTTATTTGCCAAACGCTTCAATGCATCATCAAGACTTCCTTCTGCGGCAATTCTTTCGATAATCACTTTTTTGGGTGAACCTTTAAACGCCATATTTATGTAATTTAGATTGTCTGATGTCCAATGGCTCTTAACCACTTCCGTCTCATTGTTGTAAACGTATGTGGTATCTTCCTTGGTTTCATCCTTCAAAATCAGTGCAACTGTACCGTTTGCACTGCGTTTTACAGCGGTTTGTGCCGCTGCTTTAAATTCTACATTTATTGTTGATAATCCCATATTATATACCTCTCATTTCTATGGTTTCTGCATTGTCATAATCGTCACATTTATCAATGGACTGTGTTATAGGAACGTCATACATCACAGTTAAACGTTCTTCTTCGATTGTCATATCCATTGTTTCCATAGTTAAATGCCTGTCCTGTACATCAATCGTACTGTACATCAATGTTTCGCGAATTTTTTCCGCCGCCTCTGCACATTCTTGTGCAGTTTCAGTTTTTGGAATATACTTGATGGTTACACTGTAAACGTCATCCTCCAAAAATCCTCCGGATTTTGTAATTGATGATGGGTATACATAGATGAACACTGCCGGCTTAGGATAGCCTTCTTGAATTTCTGATGATATAACATTAAATTCTGCATTTCGTAGTTTGTCCGCTATAAATCTGCGTATATCCTGTGATTTAATCATTGTTAAATTCCTCCACTAATTTATCTAACATTTTATTTGCTTCTCGGTCAAAGCGTGATTGTGCTTCAGTCATAGCTGTATATAACACCAGTTTTCCCTCTACCCGACCTAAATGCTTTATTCCTCTTGCATTCATTTGTACTCGGTTTAGTTTTTTGCCTCTTACTCGTGTTTTGCCACCACGATATATTTCATGTCCATATTCAACAAGATGCCCGTGAGGTGCTCCCGTTTGAATTCTGACAACTCTGACTGTTCCACCCTTGTACAGTTTGACTTTTTTTAATCTCCACGAATTGCGGAGTTTTTTTGTCTTTACCGGTGTCAGCGATTTTGTCTTTCTATTGACTGCTTGTCCCTGTGCCATTAAAAGTGCATCTGCTTTGTCCGGATAGTTTTTTTCAAAACGTTTGAACGATTTTTCCAATTCATCAAAACCGAATACATCTTTATTCTGTCTTGCCATATCTGTCCACCTCTGAACATACGATTTTTAATTCCCTGTGACTCTCATTTATATCCAATACGGATACTATGTCAAATACCTTTGCACCGTACAGAATTTTCATATTACTTTCAATGCCGTTAAAATAACGTGTTACCACGTTGTATGTTGTTTCTGCTCGAATTTTCTGTGATTCGTCATATTCTCTGCCTGTCGCAGGCGAAACATATGCACGAACACCGTAATTGGCAAACACATTATTTAAACCGCTTAAAACTCCGCTTTTAAAACGGATTTCGCCGTCTTGCGTAGAATATACATCATCACTTGCAGTCTTTGTCACCGGGTGGAACGGAAACCACCCGATAACTTGCTCTGACTGTTCGTTTATTTCTGATGTTGACGGCTTTAAAAATACAACTTTGTGCCTTAGCTTTGCAAAATCCATTATTCTTTCACCTCATCATCAGTATCTTGTGGTGTTTCCAACTGTAACTGCATTAGCATAGTTGAAACATTCTGACTATACTTTGCCTGCCCATATGGACTACGGTTTTCGTAATAGTCGCCCACCAACATCAGCATTACGGTATGTGCTTTGGGATTGTCCAAATCTACCTGTCTACCACATGCTGATTTGACGTATTCTTCTGCCGTTGATATGTATATTTCCAACAATGTATCATCATCGGATGTATCTAATCGCAGAAAATTCTTTACTTCATCTAATGTTAGGGACATTCTTCACCCCTCCCATTCATTACGCTGCTGCTTTCGTGGTTACAACCTTACCCTCTGCCGCTGTCAATGTTCCGTAGATATATGCAGTTTCATCTCCCTGAAGTGTGCCATATCCCTCCATTACTCGCATGGTTGTCATATTCATATTGAATTTGTAGTCTGCTGAGGTTGCAAATTTATAACCTTTTTTGTCCATAAAATAGCAACCGGCTTTTAAGTTTCCGTAGAAAATCGGTGCTTGTCCTGCTTTTACATTTGGTAGTTGTGCGTCCGGGAACACCACTATCGGCAAACCTTGGAATAATTTCTGTGTCGGATTTGCATAGTCTTCCTTTAGCATAGGTTTGCCGACTGCATCTGTTTCGCAGTCCATGATGTTAAAACCGGTCTGATTTGTAACAATCACTGCACCAATCAACGCTGATGGATCAACATCTGTGTTAATTGATGATTTTAATTCATTTAATCCCTTAATAGCTTTTGCCGTTTTATCTTGTTTCCATGTATCAAAAATATCTTTATTTTCGCTGATGATTGCATTCTTAACAAACCAGTTGTTTAAATATGTTGTTAGTCCTGCATCCTCTGATTCCAATAAAATATTTGAAACAGGGAAAAGCTTTCCTTTGTATGTGATGTTGAACTTTTTTTGCTTGAATTTTGGATTGGTTTCCTCTGCGATAGCAGAACCGTCTTCAAAATCTGCCAAACCTGTTGGGACACCATTTTCAAACACAAAACTACCTGATAGCGCTGATGTTGGTATTACTGTAACCAAATCTTTCGCTGACTTATATGTTTTTCTCAGTTCTCGGATAGTTGTATCAACGTCTTCCGGAACCAAGTAATTCTCACCATCAGTTCCGTTTGTACCTGTAACCAGTGCATTCTCCGCCTCAGTCAGTCCTTTTTTAAATGCCTTTTTAGCCATTGCCTTAAAGCCGTTTGCTTTTGTTGCATTTTTCGGATCGTCCGGTACTTGTTCCTTTTCCATTTCAAATAATGCCTTTTCATTTTCATATGACATCTTTAAATCATTAATTTCGTCAATTAGTTGCTTTGCCTCAGCAACCTTACCTTCATTTTGAAATTTTCTTGCTTGTAGATTTTTTTCTTTTATTTTTGCTAGTAATTCACGCATCTTCTTGTTCATTTTCTATTGCTCCTTCCATAAACACGAAATTGTCTAACATATCCAATTCGTTACTGTTTTTTTCTTTCTGTTCTTCCTCGTCCGTCTTTTTGGGTTTCGGATCTTCTTCCTCATCATCTTCATCCGTCTTTTTCGGTTTCGGATCTTCTTCCTCATCATCTTCGTCATCATTTTTGACAACAACATTTTTAGGAATATTATTGTAGGTTATAGACGAAATACACGCTGCCACATCTATGTTTTCATCTTCCTGTATTCGTGGGAATAATTCCGCCGCATCCTTTGCCGACAACCACGTCTCATCAGACATTTTCTGTTTGATGTCATCTTCAGTGATATTTTCAGCGACATTTTCCATGTATGTATCGACAATCGTTTGTTCGATGTTTTCCAATCTGTCCGCTGTTTCACGCAAATCGTTGGCATTTCCCATTGCATACGTCCACGCTTTGTGAATCATCAAATAGGAATTTGCCGGCATAATGATTTCATCACCTGCCATAACAATGACTGACGCAATAGACGCTGCCAAACCGTCAACATACACTGTTTTATGTGCCTTATGCCGTTTCAGCATATT